CGGCTTGTGCTTTGATATTGCCAGTGTAATGATTCATGTTTAGTTGAAACGTGGTCAGACTGGCACCAATGGTGGGGATAAAACTTGAATAGCGTTCGGGATTGGGCTGGACATTGCCAACCGGAGGAGGATTTAACGCCCAGTCAGGATAGTTGCCAGCAAACACAGGATTGATGTAGATTTCAGGGCCGTATATGGTAGGTACTGTCACTGTGTGACTGGGCACAAACTCTGGTAGTACACTATCTTGTATGTCCACATCTGCACGGGCTTGGGCCTGTGCATCCACAAATACTGCTTCTGTTAGGTTGCCACTGGTTCTGTCTATGCTGTAACTGGCAGGTTCAGTAGGTAGTTCTGTTGTGTCTGCGGCACTCAGTGTGACTTTGGCACGTCCAAACGGTGCGTTCAATATGACCATCTCTTTTTCCAGCAATTGTACATCGCCTTGTAAGTTGATTAGTCTGAATATCAAATTGCTGCCGGTAATGTTTACAGGCTTTTGATCTTGATTAATGAATTCAAACAAGATCACGTTATCCACGCCCTTGTTGATTGTTAGTTTTTTTGCGTACACTGGTTCCCACCTCCGAACAAATACCTCACCCACGCCTGTGGTGTCTATTAATAAAATTCTCTGGATCTGTTGATAAATGTAGGCTGTGGTTGAGTACATAGTTCCAAATATTTACCTAAAAGTTTACTGTATAAATAAACCGAATGAAACTTATGGGCAGTGACTTATTTCAAAAAATGGCAGACAAATATCCGTTTATAACCCTGTGCATATACGCCAGTAACGAATATGTGGGCATAGTGCAAAATCGTGATGATGCAATTACCACCATCTACGACTTTGGGGCTGTTACAGACCAGGATTCCAAGCGTCAATTTATAGATTTGGCCAACACTTGGTGGTGGGAAAGCAATAGAAGCATTCCTATTAACATATTCCTGCGCGGGGAGTGGGATCCGTTTCGCCCCACCTTGAGAACGTTTGCCAACAAAGATTTGGAAATTCTGCATGGCCCAATATGCAGTTTGAACGACATTGCTCGCAAAAAGAGCAAGCGTAAATCAATTACCCTAGTTAGACGTGTTGATTAAATTCATGTGTAAAGAAACAAGAGCCGCATAAGAAATACTGTGACTCTTCTTAAAAGTATAACCTTGCGAATCATCCCCGTCCCATACTGATGCAAACACCTCTGTCCAGGGGCGTGTTTGTAAATGTGCCTTGCCTGGACGAATAATAGATATAAAAGCAGCCATCCTGGGTATTGAATCTGGTCGCATGTGTGCCAGCAGATCAGTATAGTTGCCCACGTGTACCAGTTGTCGTGCCCACTCTCGATCAGTCCACAGTCGTTCCCAAGGCGGTGCGGCTGCCAACATCGATTCATAGTGTGCAGGATCCTTTATTAAACTGTACACACTCATGTTCAAGAAGTCCAGTTTAAAGTATCCACGCTGTTCGGCAATTTCATAATCCAGAGATGCACAGCCTGCAAAAGGATCACGCGGTATGTTAGTAACATACACTCCTGAGTTGTGCTTTCGCCCATTGCTTTGTCGTGCCGGGGTATGCTGAATTAACTTCAGTATATCTTCACGATTAGCAAAATCTAAATCAATGTCTGCGCTCATTCTTGCACCAATGCTGCCACAATTCTAACTCGTTCCTGGGCTTGTTGAACTGCTTCGAGTGCATCTGACACAGCAGGATGTTCTTTGGCCAGGACCTCAAGCCTTTTTTCTTCTTCCATCTGTCGTCGTGCCCAATCAATTGCCTCTTCAGCCACTCCGTTGAGTCCTACACTGGCATGTGGTGAGTTTAATTCCAACCAGGTCATGCCATCATATACTTCTAGTCGTTGCTGGCTGGTGTTGAAACGCAAGTTACCAACTCCTTGTGAACCGGCCTGGGCAGTCACATAGGTGCTGGCACTGCCGCCTATTACTTGTATATACTTTCCAATGGTGTGAATTGCTTTGATCATGTTACCATCCTGCCTGTTTCAATATTTCTTTGGCATACTCTTGATCTGCTGGATAGTTTGAGAACTTCTTTTGCCAGGCGTCTGAATCAATGTAAGGCCATACCATGGCCACTTGTTCTGTTGTGAGTTCACTCAAAAACTTTTGCCCTGATTCTGAATTATAAATCACCCAAGGACTAATGCGTCCTGCTGTGACAGCATAGCACAATGCATTGGTGTTGCCATAACGCATACAGTCATGTGGGGGATTGTCTGTTTCTTCTGCCCAACGCATACTGTATTCTACTGCTCGTGCTAGAGCATCATCCACTGCTTCCACACGCAGGTATTCAATCAAGTATTCGGTGTACACCTTGTCGCTACACCAGTTGTCAATCTTCTTTTGTGCTTTCAGCAACCAGGCCATAAAACGATCCGGTGCTACCACGCGAGTGTTTACACAATAGTTGCCAAATTTTACAAATGCTCGGTAGTAAGGTGATTCACAAAAATCATCATGTGTTTTGTTCCGGGCCGAACCTTGCATGGTTTCATAGAATCGGATGTAGGCCTGGAAGCCCATGCGTACACCCGCTTCGTCTCGTGAAAGTCGTCTGCGTTTGGGTTCACACATGTGAACGGCTATTGATGTTTCTCTAGCAAATGTTTTCTTGCAATACTCGCACGTGAATGTCATTTCTTTTCATTACCTGCTTGCTTGTTGTAAGCGTCAATTTCTTTTTGTGTTGTTATCTGTGCCATGACATCAATTTCATCATCTTTATAGTCAGGGTACATGGACATTAATGCTCGACGTTTGGCACTGAGTCCTGCTTCTTTTTTACGGGGCGCAATCCACGGATGTCTTGGTGTGCCCAATCCTGGACTTACACTGGTAGCCATGAGCCACTGCAATTTAGGATGTTTGGCTACATCAAAAAAGTGTTTGTTCAGGCGCTCGTTGGTGGCAATTACATAGAATTCTTGCAGTTCTCTTGAGCCCTCCACTGCCGAACCCCAACGTATCATGAGATAGGTTGAAAACTTTTTCTTTTCCTCGGGTGTGAGATCGTCATAGAATGATCTAACCTTGCGGTCAAACATACGCATCTCGTTGGCAATGTTTAGTTTGTCACTCATGTTCTTTGCTCAATTGATAGATCATTATAGCACGTTCTAGTGCATCTTGTAAAGTGGGATTGATTTTTGCAGTACGACGTATTTCACCCCACATCTTGTCTTCCATAATATGGTCATGCAAGGGTCTGCCGTTACCTGTTCTTGAATCGTAATCTATCCGGTGCCCCGAGACAGGATCATACTCATAGCCCACTTCAATTCGGGTACTTGGGTCAGCGCCTGACTCTCGAGCATATACAACACCGTCGGCACGTTCGTAAATGTAAGTGGTATTGGGCTTGAGTGTTCCCATTACCAGGCCTTGTTGTAGTCCACTATCTCGCAGTTGCGACTAACGTCTTTCACAAAATACACACAGTCCGGAGTGGCACTATCGTCTATAGGCACACACAACATTTGACCGTTTTTGAGTTTGGGTGCATACCAGGCCACTTCTTGATACACATCTACTATCTCTATGTTAGGAAAGGAGGGACGGAAACTGCTTAATGGATTGAATTGGAATGCACGGAATCCTCTATCATTGATACTGGTCAATGGTAGCACTTCTAGATCACCCACATCGGGTTCTCCAATGAGTATTTGCCAGTCTACCGGCATTCGTATTCTGTTGGTGCCTATCTGTAGCACCAAGGCAGGTGCATTAAAACTTTCCAAAAAGATTAATGGAATATAATGATAGTCTGGGTTAGCAGGATCTGAATTGTCCAAGATTGCAAATCTCATGTCTTCTACCTGTTCAGGCAAATGATCAAGATCATAAGGAGCGTTGTCGAGTGTTAGTATGCGCATGGTTTTATTTTATACTATTTGTATAGTATTGTCAATGGGTTGTTGCAATATTTCTCTGGCCTCCTGGGCAAATCTTTGTTGCCAACTCAGGTCATCTGTATGAAATCCTGGTGACTGTTTAAACTTAGGGTAGGTGGCCAAATTGGTTGCACACATTCTATGAAAGAATTCTTTCAATATATTGTTAACATCAGGATCTGATGGGTACGGCAAATGATGAAGGTTATTAAAAAGTCCGTTTAGCGTATATGCATAGGGTATACCTTGACTCTCGCAAGTGAGAAATAACCCTCTTGCTATTACACATGATTTAAATCGATTCATTTGATCATCAGACAGTGCAACATAATAATCTACCGCTAGTTTTTGATCAGATGTTAAACTTGTGTGCCCGTTGCTTAACCATTTTCTTTTAAAGTTTTTTTGTTGCTCAACAGTTGCTTCAAACTCAATTCTATTGGGTTCAGTGAATCCTAACACCACTGCATCAGGGTTGAGTTTTAATCCTTCAAAAAACTGCCAGGCTATCATGCCATTGGTTGAACCTGGTTGAGAAAGCATGATTATTTCATATTCAGGCAACATTTCACTCCAATGTTGACCAGGAAAATTTGTGTCAGGGTGCATGAAACTGTCACCTACTACTAGCAACTTCTTCATGCTATCTTCATCCACTCTAGTTTTTCTTGAGTGAAAGGGTAGTTGGCCTCGCGATAAAAAGTTTTGCGTTTGGTCAGGTGTCGCTTGGCAAACTTGCAGGTGGAAGTAATGTCCCAAATTTGCACGTGATCTTTGTCTTCTGCTTTTCGAATTCCGCGCCCGATGCTTTGGATAACTCTAACAAAACTTTTGCCAGGTTCAATGAGAACCAAATTAAAAATTCGCGGAATGTTAATTCCAACAGCGGCCACACCATACGTGGCCACGATAATTTTGTCTGTTGACTCTGCAACTTCGTCGTATTCATCTTGACGGTCCTTTGCTTTGGTCGCTCCGGATACAAACACAGCACGATCACCCAGGCGCTCTACTAAGGCATGCCCTGCGGCTACCCTGTCCACAAGCACCAAGGTGTTGCCTGTTTCGTTTACCCGACGTATAAGGTCGGCCATGGTGTCCAATCGCCCCGACTCTTCCAGCAGGTATTTAAGTTCACTTTGATACTCTTTATACTCCACGTGATCAACCAGTTGCACAATGTTCACGTGGCATTGAGCCAGTACACCTTGTTGCTGTAACTCATTAGCACTCAAGCGTCCAATAACAGGTCCAAGACTAACCAACAACGATTGGCTTTCAAACTTCTCTTTGGGAATAGTTCCGGTCAACCCCCACCGAATTGGCACTCTAGCCATCACACCAGTTAGCAAAGTTTTGAGTGCATCTGCTTTGGCCATGTGTACTTCGTCTACAATAACACATACCACACCTTCCAAAAACTCGCCAATGGTCACTTTGCCTGTGCCTGCCTTGGTGTTCTTTAACAGCACATTCAAACTTTGCCAGGTACAAATGGTATGTGTGCGTCCGTATTCTTTTCTATCGCCAAAGAACACACCCACATCTTGCTCCATGTTGATGTAGTCTTTTTCTGTTTGCGTCACTAGACTCTTGTTGGGCACAATAACGATACTGCGGCCATATGGTGTGACAGCATTGGACAAGGCCGCTGTCATGATTGTTTTGCCTGCTCCTGTGGCCACTTCTTGCAGGCATTGCGGATTGGCCAGAAAGTTGTTCACAATCTCAACTTGATAGTCTCTCATGATGATGGGTTCACCCACAGCAGGGTGACCTTTAGGCCACATGATGTGTGCAAACGAATCCTCACGCACCTGTTGAAACTCAAATGAGGTAGAGTACTCTCTTTGATCATCTATCTCAATGTCGTAATCAAACTTTTCAAGGATGGGAACAATCTCAGGCAGCAAGTTTGTGTATGTACTGCCGCCAAGTTGGAAGTATGCAACCTTACCATCCCAGCGTCCCAGTCGCACTGCTGGCATGTAACGTGCGGCCGGGTTTTCGTATTTGAAAGCCGTGACCAAGGCCTTGCGAACATCTAGATCTAGTCCTTCTAGTCGGATGTTTACTTCATCACGGATTTGTATGGTGCATCGTTTCATCTATATAAACTCTGGTAATATATTGTCTTTGTTGTATGTCTTTAAGCAGTTGTTCTCTTGTGGTAGTTTCTATTAACTGAGCAACAGGAAAGACTAGCGGCTGTAATTTAACATGGTTAAAATCTGTCAATCCGCGACTGCTAAAAAAATCATAATGTTCTTGATAGTAAGTTTGCATGTTTTTTAATATTTTGTCTATTCGTTCGGGTGATAATTCGTACATCCTCACTACAAAATCTGGACTATAATGATGGAATGGTTGAAATGCATCATCGCCAATGTATTCGTCGTTATCCATTGAAAGATCCAATAATGTCTTGCCAACCTCTGTGTAATTTATACACACACTGCCAAAAGGCGGAGACAACTCTCCATATTGCATCATGAGATGTTCGGGTAACACAACATCTTTGGGTACACCATACCAGGTGCATACAAATCTGTTGAGAATTGATTTTGAGCAAGTTTCACAACGGTGAACTGCCAAATTCAATTCTGCCAGTGCCTTTTTTACAGGGTTTGGGGCTCTTAGCCACCAAATAGTTTTTTGTTGATTTAATAACCCATGATATCGTTCAAAAATATTGTGCAGATAGTTTAAACAGTCTTGATCATATACATTGGTAAACTCACGCTCGATAATTGGTTGGTAACCATTGATTGTGGCAATACAATCTTGAATCATTTTTTCTGCACGAGAAATTTCCTGTTCTTGAGAATCGAAGCCGTAAAATCTGTCAGGGTGATCTATAGGATATGGGTGTCGCAAGTCCATACGCTCAAGCCAAAGATCGGCCATTGGCGTGTTGTGTATTTTGAAATCAAGTGTATAGTCCTTGTTTAACTCAATATGTAGATATTGTTGTGACATAGATACAGTATATACTTATTGCAAACAAAAGTCAAAAAAACAGGTACCTTTTTAAAGGGTACCTGTTGTAAAAGGATCGCCGGGCTAGTAAGAGTTAGCGATCCTGATCTGGAGTATCACGCACTAAACCTTTCGTACAATGTATCCTTCAATCTTGTAATAGTCTGCTTCTTCTGTGTCGTTTGTTGTGAACAACAAAAAGTCACCATCATAAATTTCGTACATCAGTAGGTTTCCTTTATAACATCAAATTGATCACTGGGCCATTTGGTCTTGAACTCTTCACTCTTGACATAGTCGTTGTATCCTTTGGCATCAAAAAATGTCTTGCGAAAAACAGTCTGGAATTGACCTTTGGGAGTCACTGTTAGGTAAACCGATTTTGCTTTGCCTGCCATATCAATCCTTAAAAAATTATTAATTGGGGAGGGTCACGGTTGCAGGATCTAGTGTCTTATTACTAAGAGAAGTGTCCAGGCGGTGTGACCCTCAAACTCTTTTAGGCACTCTTCATACAAGTTGTCTCTGCTAGACGTTTCCAATTCAGCATCGACATCTTGCGCAGGTCTGCAATCTTCAGTGCCATGCGCAAACTCAACTCGCGTAAACGATCTTTGTTGGCATGCATAAAATCGATGATGTCGTCTTGTGTGGCGTCATCAAAGTCATAGTCTGAAAACAGCACACCATCTTTGGCAATCTGTTTGATGCGCAACAATTTGTCACGCTGTGAGTCCAAGGTCAGATCCAGATAATGACAACGGCTTTGCAAAGCATCCAAGTGATCACGCAATTTTTGCGATTTCATTTGATCAAACTTCAAGTTAGTAATGAAAATAACACTACCTTTGAACTCGAACCGATCTGGGATCCCTTCACGGCGCAAGGCACTGCTCTCACTCAACCATGAAATAGTACGTTTCTTGCCGGAGTCCAAGGCACCCTTTAACAAGTTAAGAGCCACGTCATCTAGCAAAATGCTGTCACAGTCGTCAAACACCAACACGCAATTGGCGTCGGAGTATTTGTAAAGTGTTTGGAACAGACCAATGGGTGTGGCACTACCTTTGACAACTTCTGCACGAAGTTTCTTGCCTGAGATCTTGTCAAACAAGCAGGCCTTTTCGATTTCTTGCTCAACACCAAAACTCTTGCCAACCCCAGGGGGGCCGCTCACAATCATAGCACGGATGTCGCCGGCTGTGGCGGCCTTGGTCATCTCTGTAAGAATGTCAAAACGCTCGCGGATACGAGTCATTGCATCCTCATCAGATTCAACAACAGGAGCGGGCTTTTCAAAGTGTACAGTATTGGATTGTGTCATGCCGTTAGTATACTCTATTTCTGATATGTTGTCAACGCTGATACGAATCGTTTCAGGGCAGTTTGGGAAGGTGCCATTATTTTTCACAGTAACATAGTTACCTTTGGCGCCAGTTTGGAAACCGCTGACAAGAACAAATTCTTGATTACGGACGGGTTTGTTACGGTATGTACCGTTTACTACTCGAATTGCACTCATGGTTACTAGCCCTTTTGTGTGTTACTAAGTCTATATTATAGCCGATTTTGAATTATTGGTCAACTACGCTAAAAGTATT